GATCCTGAAGCAACGCACCCACCTGTCGTCGGACGTCGTGCGCCGCGCTGCCTACGACCGCCTCGTGCCGCAGGGTAGCGACAGCGGCTTCCTGCACTGGCTGCAGCGCCAGCGCAACGAGTTCGCCAGGCTGCGGCCTGGACTGAAGGGCGATGAATTCCACCGGCTGTTTGATCGGTGGCTGGAGAACATGAAATGACGATGACCGGGCGTGTGATGGCCGACCAGATCGGCGACGAGTTCCTGCCGGACGATGAAGCGGCCGTGCCGTGGGCGCACGAGTTCGGCGCGCTCGATGCGGCAATCCTGATCCCTAGCGGATCGACCAAGCAGTTTGTGAAAGGCCGACGCGGGTTCGGAATCCCGCGGACGGAAGGACGGGAGAAGAGAGCATGAGCACCGCACTGACAACGCTGACCAGCAAGCTGGCGGCAAAGCTGGACATGGGTACGGACGGAAGCGACTTGATTGAAACCCTGAAGGCTACTGCTTTCAAGGGCGAAGTCAGCAACGCGCAGATGACTGCGCTGATGGTTGTCGCAAACCAGTACGGCTTGAACCCCTGGACGAAAGAGATTTATGCCTTTCCTGACAAGAACAACGGGATTGTGCCTGTCGTTGGCGTGGACGGCTGGGCGCGCATCATCAACGACAACCCTCAATTTGACGGCATGGACTTCGCGCAGTCCGACGAGATGGTGAGGATGCCGGGCGCAAATAGCGACGCGCCAGCATGGATTGAGTGCGCGATGTACCGGAAAGATCGGACTCGCCCGGTCATCATTCGTGAGTACCTGGACGAAGTGTACCGCGAGCCATTCAAGGGCAAATTCGGGCCTGTTATCGGCCCGTGGCAGACACACCCGAAACGGTTCTTGCGGCACAAAGCAATGATCCAGTGCGCTCGTATGGCATTTGGATATGGCGGCATCTACGACCAGGACGAGGCCGAGCGCATCACCGAGCGCGACATGGGCGCCGCCGAGGTCGTCAGCAGCCGCCCTGCACAAGCTGCCGCCCTGCCCGACTACTCGCAATCGGCCTTCGCCGACAACCTGCCCAAGTGGTCCGCCCTGATGCAATCCGGCGCAAAGACGGCCGACCAGATCATTGCGATCGTCAGCACCAAGGGCGCGCTGTCCGAGGCTCAAAAAGCCGCGATTCGCGCCGCAGCGCAACCAAAGCAGGAAACCCGCCCCGAAGTCATCGACGCGCCCGAGCAGAAAGCCCAGGCCGATGACGACGGCTGGATCGAAGACTACGAAAGCACGGAGGCAGGACAATGAACATCACGATCACCAACCGCGTCACTCACGACTGCGCCCAGGGCTCCGATGCCTGGCACGCGCTGCGCGCCAAGCACTTCACCGCCAGCGAGGCCAGCGCGATGCTGGGCGTCTCGAAATACCAGACGCGCGCCGACCTGCTGAAGCGCAAGGCGACCGGCCTGGCCGAAGAGGTCGACGCCGGCACGCAGCGCCGGTTCGACGCCGGTCATGCGGTCGAGGCCGCAGCGCGCCCGATCGTGGAAAGCCATCTCGGAGATGACCTCTACCCGATCACGATGACCGCCGACGTCAACGGCCTGCCGCTGCTGGCTTCGATGGACGGCCTGACGATGCTGGGCGACACCGGATGGGAAACCAAGCTGCTGAACCAGGATCTGCGCGCCGACGTGGAGGCCGGCACGCTGCACGAGCACTACACCGTGCAGATGGAGCAGCAGCTCATGGTGTCGGGCGCTGATCGCGTCTACTTTACGACGACGGACGGCACGCCGGAGAACACCTTTGGCGTGTGGTACGAGTCGAATCCGGCGCTGCGCGAGCGCATCGTCGCCGGCTGGCAGCAGTTCGCCAAGGACGTTGCAGCCTACGTGCCCGCACCCGAGGCCGTGAAGCCGGCCGGCAAGGCGCCCGACGCACTGCCGGCGCTGCGTATCGAAGTCACCGGAATGGTGACGGCCAGCAACCTCGCTGCGTTCCGCGAGCACGCCCTTGCAGTCTTCGGCGGCATCAACACCGACCTGCAGACCGATGCCGACTTCGCCGACGCAGAGCGCACGGTGAAGTGGTGCAAGGAGGTTGAAGACCGGCTCGACGCTGCCAAGCAGCACGCGCTGTCGCAGACCGCCAGCATTGATGAACTGTTCCGCACGATCGACGCGATCAAGGAAGAGGCGCGGCAGAAGCGGCTCACGCTCGACAAGCTGGTGAAGGCGGAGAAAGAAAACCGGAAGGCGGAGATCGTCTCCGAGGCGCGCAAGGCGTTCGCCGATCACTGGTCCGCCCTGTGCCGGCGCGTCGGCGGGGAGTGGATTCCCGCCGTTGGCGTGTCGTACTTTGCCGACGCGATCAAAGGTCTCAAGAGCCTGGGCAGCATGCGCGACAAGGCATCGACCGCCCTCGCTCACGCCAAGATCGAAGCCAACGCCGTCGCCGACTGTATCGACGCCAACCGCAAGCTGGTCGAGGACATGAGCCTGATGCCCGACTTCGCCCAGGTCTGCACGAAGGCGCCGGATGACTTCGCCGCGCTCTACGCGATGCGCAAGCAGCAGCGCGCTGACGCGGAGGCGAAGCGCCTGGAAGCCGAGCGCGAGAAGATCCGCCGCGAGGAAGAAGCCAGGGCGCGCGCCGAAGCCGAGCGCATCGCCCAGGCCGAGCGCGAGCGGATTCGCGCGGAAGAGCAAGCCAAGGCCCAGGCCGCACAAGAGGCCGCGCGGGAGCAGTTTTTTGCCACAGCCGAGGCGCGCATGCAGG